CCGCACCGAAGCATTGAAAGACATCGGCATATCAATAACAAAACCCGAAACAACTTTTTATGGGGAAAAACAAATGACCCCGACCCAACTCAGTTCTATATCAAAAGACCCGAACCAGCCAGGATCAGCGCTAACTAGCCATGACCAGCCGCGCTTGGAAACGGTGGTGCCTGATGGGTTGGGATCGTTCGGGCCTGATCTGGGGGGCTGGGCTAGGGACATTCTGGGCGTTGAGTTGATGCCCTGGCAGCTGCATTGTTTGACGGGTCAGTTGGTGCATGATGATGATTTGAATTTGCACAATCGTATTTCGTTGGTTTCTACTGCGCGTCAGAACGGAAAGACCGTTGCCCTGATGACGTTGGTTGGTTGGTGGCTCACAAAAATGCCAATCATTAGAGGCAAAAAACAATTGGTGTTATCTGTAAGCCACAGGCTTGATTTAGGCGTAATGCTGTTTGATGAATTGGCACCAATCCTTGAAGCAAAATTTGGTGCAAAGGTTTCGCACTCTTATGGGCGTAACAGCGTCACCATGCCTGATGGGTCACGTTGGTTTGTGCGCGCTGCTGGGCCGTCCGTTGGTCACGGCACCAGCCCGAACCTGATCGTGGCTGACGAAATTTGGGACATATCGCCCGAAGCAATTGACGGTGGTTTGTTGCCTGCAATGCGCGCCCAGAAATCGCCGTTGCTGTCCTGCTGGTCAACCGCTGGCACAGAACAATCACGGGCAATGTTGAAATGGCGTGAACAGGGCCTTCGAATGATTGACCAACAAAAAACAGGCAACCTGTATTTTGCGGAATGGTCACCACCACCAGACCTAGACCCAATGACACCCGCCGCATGGGCATGGGGAAACCCCGCGCTAGGCCACACGTTGACCATGGAAACCATTACCGCGGAAAGCGAAAACCCTGACCGCACCCAATTTTTGCGCGCATCATGCAACCTGTGGGTGGCATCAGATCACGGTTGGCTAAACCCAGGGCTATGGACATCGCTGAAATATGACGGCCCAATACCTGACGGTGGCACCGTAGCCATAGAAAACAGCGTTGACGAAACCCGATATTTTGGTTTGCGCGCTGTCGCATTAGAGGACGGACGCACCGCGGTCACCGTTGAATTCATGGTGGACACCTACGCCCAGGTCATGGAAAACGTTGAACGATTAGCCCAAAACCCTGCAATCAAATTTGCTATCACCCCGTCAATTGATTTGCATTGGCCTCTGCATTTAGAACGCAAACGGGTGGTGGTTGGCTATGGCGAAATTTTGAAATGGACAGACCCAGTACGCCAAATGATCCGCCAAAAATTGTTGGTGCATACAGGCGAAACAATGCTGTCTGAACATATCCAACGCGCTGTTGCTGTCCGATCACAAGGATCAATTGCGCTGTCATCACAGCGTTCAAGTGGGCCTATCGAATTAGCGCGCCTAGCAGTTTTTGCAGCTGCACTTACCAGCAAACCAAAAACAGGTGGCAAACCCATGATGGTGGTTGCAAATGGCTAACATGAAAACGGCACCAGGTTGGCCTTCACCTTCTGTCGGGTTTCGCACAGCCTGGTGTCACCATCAACAGCCCAATGTGTGTAATGCTTGACGCATGGGTATTTTGAGCCGCAACAAACAGGCAGCAATTTCAACACACGCTGGTGAACCAGCAGTTGCTGGTGGTTTTGCGCCAGGCTATTCATCATCAAATGCTGGCGTGAACATGATCGGCCAGTACTACACCTATCAGGAAGGTGAAGCGCGAAACCGCGCAATTAGCGTTCCAACAATCAACCGCGCCCGCGATCTGATGGCATCAGTCATCGGATCAATGCCGTTGAAAATGTACAACGAAATGTGGAACGGCGATGAAATGGAAAAGGTGTACATCGCACCACGTTCATGGATCCGCCGTCCAGATCCAAATGTATCTTTCCAATTTTTGATGAGTTGGACACTGGACGATTTGTTGTTTTATGGACGGGCGTTTTGGTACATCACCAGCAGAACCGCTGACGGTTACCCTGCATCATTTACACGTTTGCCAGCGGGATCAATTACCACTACCGATATGGCTGGCCCTGTTTGGTTTGCGCCATCATCGCAAGTGTATTTTCAGGGCGGAGAATTAGACCCTGCAAACCTTGTGCAATTCTTATCACCAGCCCAGGGTTTGATTTATTCAGCGCCAGGCGCAATTGATACCGCGTTGAAACTTGAAGCAGCAAGAAACCGAAACGCATCATCATCAATTCCTGCTGGCATATTGCGACAAACAGAAAACAGCGAACCACTAAGCGCCCAGGAACTTTCTGATCTTGCAGCACAATTCAACGCAGCGCGCGCCACCAACCAAACGGCCGCATTGAACCAGTATTTGACATACACAGAAACAAACGCGACACCAGACAAAATGCTGTTGATCGAAGCCAGCCAATATCAAAGTCTTGAATGTTCACGTTTGGCCAATACCCCGCCATACCTTGTGGGCGTTGCTACTGGCGCGTACTCATACCAATCATCACAGCAGGCCCGCGCTGATCTTTACCTGTTCGGCGTAAAACTTTACGCTGACGCAATCGCTGGCGCGCTGTCAATGGACAATGTTTTGCCACGCGGAACATATGTCGAATTTGATGCCGATGAATACCTAGAGGAAAACTTTATGGCAGACAAAATGGACGATACCGAAACAGTTATACAAGAAAACACGCAAGAGGAGTTAGCAAACCGATGATCAAACTAATTGCAGGCGATTTCACCCTAGACGCAGCGCAAGGCGAACAGCCACGCCGCACCATCAGCGGAACCGCCGTTCCATACAACGTCCCAGCCCGCGTAAGCGATGGCACCGAAGTCATATTCAAACCAGGTTCATTGCCAGTCGAAGGCAAAGCGCCACGCCTGTTCATGTACCATGACGCATCAATGCCAGTTGGCGTGGTGACCGAACGCGTGGACACCGAACAGGGCATGCTGTTCAGCGCCAAAATCAGCGCTACCAGCCTTGGAAATGACGCGCTAGTAATGGCATCAGACGGCACCATTGACCAGGTTTCCGTTGGCGTAAACCCAACCAAATTCAGTTATGACGAAGCAGGAACCATGATCATTGAAGCAGCCGAATGGCAGGAACTAAGCCTGGTTCCGATCGGCGCATTTGGAGACATGGCTAACATTGCACAAGTCGCAGCAAGTATCCACCAACAGCAAGATGAAATCAGCAATACTGAAACACAGGAACCGATTGAAAAGGAAATTGAAATGTCCGAAGCAGTAGCACCAACACCAGTTGAAGCAACAATCCCAACCGCACCAATTTTTGCACAAGCCAAAAAAGAATTTGTTTTGCCATCAGCAGGCGAATACATGGCTGCCTACCACATCGGTGGTGACACTTTTGCAAACATCAACAAGGCTGTGGCCGAATACGCCGCATCGAAGCGCACCCCATTGCAAGCAGCTGCGGGCGATGTGCTTACCACCGACACCGCTGGTTTGTTGAATGTCACCGTACTTGGACCATTGGTGCAGGACCTCAATTTCGTCAGGCCTACGGTCAACGCACTAGGCGCGCGCGCATATCCAGACGGCGGCGCACAGAAAACCTTTATTCGTCCAACGATCACCACGCACACCAGCGTTGCATCGCAGGCAAATGAACTTGGTGCAACATCAGCAACCACAATGGTCATTGCGTCAAACACGGTCAGCAAAACCACGTTGGCTGGACAGGTCACTTTGTCAATTCAGGACATTGACTTTACGAACCCAGCAGCAATGCAATTGATCCTCAATGACTTGATGGGTGAATACATGATTGCATCAGACAACTTTGCAGCAGACAATCTTTTGTCCGCAGCAACATCGTCAGGTGTATGGGACGGAACACCAGAGGATTTGCTAAAGAGCATTTACGATGCAGCAAATGACGTTGCATCTGGCCGTAACTGGATGCCGACACACTTGTTTGTTTCCGTTGACGTATGGGCACAACTTGGACAATTGGTTGACAGCAGCAAGCGCCCATTGTTCCCATTCATCGGTGCAGGCCTCACAGGTCAAAACGCGCTTGGCGAATTGAACGCAGGATCATGGAACGGAACCCCAATGGGTCTGCAATTGGTAGTTGACAGCAACTTTGCTGCAAAGACCATGATTGTTACCCGCGTTGGTCAGGGCCAGGGCGATGCATTCGAATTCTACGAAAGTATCCGTGGCCTGCAGTCATTGGAGAACCCAGCAATTTTGGGTCGCAATATGTCATTCCACGGCTACGTTTCAACATTCGCAGCAATCCCAGGAATGATCCGCAAGATCACCCAGGCCTAGTTGAAAGGCGGCCTAACCCGCCATGGCAACCTACACAGTCACCAACAAATACCTGGTTGACAATTACGCAGTCCTGCAATTACTCACCCCCAATGAAATTGCAGTTGGGCAATCCATCACCGTTGCTGGTGTTGATGCAACATTCAACGGAACAGCATCGGTGGTGGCAATACCCCAACATTTGTTCATTGGTGTTGATACGCAGGGTGATCTGTTGTATGACTACCAAATACCAATTCAAAATCAGGTGCTCTACGCCAAAACCGCGGACGATGTTGAACGCGTTGCAGCATCTGGAACTATTGCATACAACCCTGTTTGCACGTGGATCACGGCAACAAACATTGAGGATTGGTTAGGCATTGGAACCGCTACCGCAGCGGACACCACATTTCTAACGCAATGCGCCAGCGCTGCAAACGCTTTCTGTTATCGCAGACGGCAAGAGGCAGGCTATGTTGACAGCCTCACAACCAGCCCGTCAGGTGACGTGACGCTGGGGACAATTCAATACGGTGGCGCGCTATACCGTCAACGCGGATCAATTGATGTGTTTGCATCATTCAGCGAAATGGGCACAGCACCAACCACAGGCCTGTCCCCAATCATCAAACAGTTGCTAGGTATCTCACGCCCGCAGGTGGCCTAATGCCCGTTGCATACACAGATTTGTTCAATGAGGCGCTGGACGATCTGAAAACCAAATTGGAAACCATCACAGGTTTGCAAGTGGTAACAGATCCCCGAAACCTTGTACCGCCATGCGCGTTCATTGGTGCCTGTTCATTCGAAGCATGGAATTACAACATTGTCAAAATCAGTTGGCCAATCCAGATCATTTCAATGGGGCCAGCCAACCTTGACGCAATGCGTAACCTGCTCAACCTCACCGCAGGCGTTCTGGCAGGCGTTGGATCCGTCACCGCGGGCCGTCCAACCACCATTGACATTGGTGGCGTGATGTTGCCATGCTATGAATTGACCGTGATGCAACAGGCGCAAACAGCATGAAATATGTGATCGTTTCCCCACGTCTAGGATCACCAGGCGATGAATTTGAAGCAGGTGACGAAAACGTGGATCATTTGTTGGCTGGCGGGTTTATTAGACAATCCACCGACAAAGCACCAAAACCATCTAAAGTGAAAACCAAACCTAAGGAGTAGAAACCACATGGCAACCAGCACCCTGTTGAGCAATCCGAAAGTCCAAATTGGCGCAGCCATTGGAACACTTGTTGACCTCACCGATCAGGCCACCGCAGCAACTCTTACGCGCACAGTCGAAGCGCTAGAGGACACCGCATTTGGTACGGGATCACGCACCTACACGGGCGGATTGGAAAACAACGAATTGACCGTCACCATGTACATGTCATATGCAGCTGCGGAAACGTACGCATCATTGTCAGCGCTTGTGGGCACCAAATGCACCGTCAAAGTAAACCCTGCCTATGGATCAGGTGACAGCGGAACCAACCCAGGTTTCATTTTGACCGACACCTATTTGGAAAGCCTGCCTGTCATCAACGCATCGCTGGGCGAACTCACCACCGTGGATCTCACGTTTCAGGGCGGTGTTTACAGCGTTGACACCACAGCCTAAATTTCAATAACACAAACTAGACGGAAGGATTGAAATGAAAATCAAATTGCGCGTCACAGTAAAGCCTGGGACAGAACCGCGCGAAGTGACCACAAATTTGTTGGTCATCAGCGAATGGGAAAAATCAGAGAACCGCAAGGTGTCTGATGGGCGCGGAATTGGTGTGAATGATTTGGTGTGCTGGGCGTTTCACTTATTCAAATTGGCTGGCGAAACCATGCCAGCAACATGGGCTGAATGGTTGAAACAAAACCCAGACATGGACATTGAGGCGGTGGATCAAACAAACCCAAACCCTACGGACGCGGCACCTACCGCCGCCAACTAGCGGAAGTTTTAGTGGCTGTCGGCTGGTGGCCGCCACACATCGAATTTGACACCCAGGATTTGCAAACAGTCATTACTGTGTTGAATAAGCAAAACAAAGGGAAACGATGAGCGCAAACGCACAGATTGAGGTTTACGGCCTAAAAGAAGCGTTGAAAGAATTGCGCCAGGTTGAACCAGATTTCCGCAAGACCGTCAACAAAGATGCAAAAGAATTGGCGAAACCTGCGGTGGACGATGCCAAAAGCCAATACCCGCCAACGTTGCTG